TTATCAAATTGACCAAACACTTCGGCATAGTCGGTATGCGCCATCATGCCCGCCGTCATGGTAACAATCGGATTGACTAGCGCGGTCATTTGCGCAATCGAACCTGTTAAATTGCCGTCCCCCATCTGAATTGTTGTAAATTTGATACTGCCGCCGTCCATTGAATCATAGTACAGCGCTTTGCCAGCGTTCGTTAATTTCGGTGCTTGAAACATTTTCAAAATCCCCCCTATACACGCGCCATCTGCAATTTGACAATTTCGCCCTCATGCAGCCACGCGCCCGCATATATTTCCGCTGTGTCCGTTGCCAGCGATAGCAATATCTCGTCCAGCCACGCCGACAACCGTTTGACGGTTGACAGAACCTCTTGAAATTCCGCCACATTCCCCGCCGTGATTGCCGGGTTGGTTGTTTCTACCTTAAAATGCCCCGCTTCGCCGCCGTAGTCGAACCATTCATACACCGTGCCGCTGCCGAAAATGACCTGCGCTATCCGCTCAACTGCCGCGACCGTTCCCATTTGCTCATAAAATAATAACGTGTCTTGTACCAGCGCTCGCTTTGTCGAAATTGGGTAATCCTGTGAATAGGCTGGTGTCCGCAATTCGACCGCTAAATAATCTAAAATATTTTCCGGCAGGTTGTTCACATTAGCATAAATGCCGATTTTGCGGATCAGCGTACAAATCTTTTCGACTTGCCGCCCTACGGCGTAGCTGATTGCCTGCACTTCGGGGATTTTTCCTAAATTTTCCGGCATGATTTCTGCAAATCGACTGCCGCGCAAATTAGTCATTTTCTAACCCCCCATAATTTACAACCGCCGTGCCGACTAATTCCGGCACTTCTGTAGCGCCTACCTCTATATGCTCTGGCGCTATCACTTCTACCCGCTTTGCGCCCGCCGCCATAATTAGCGCTATCAGTTTGGACGGGTTAATATCGCGTGCTATGGCGCGTTGCCATGCCGTATATTCGTCAACTGCCGCCGCTACTGCCGATTGAATCTCAACCGCTCTTGCGCTGTCACTTCGATTGATGTAGTATGTAAATTCAATCGAATATTCAACCGCGCCGGGCGCGGCAACCGTCAGCCTGTCAGTCATTGGGCGGCGCTCCTTGGCGGACAGGTATTCCGTCAACCCGTCTATCATTTCGGCGCTGGGCGTGTCGCCGTTCGCCATCAAAAATACAATATCCACCTGCCCGGCGGCATTGTCGCTGCTGGCAACCACATCACCAATGGCGGCGCTGTACTGTTTGGCATGATAAATGTAGGAATCTTCGCAACCAGCGGTAGAATAGGCGCTCGGCGCTAAAAAAATGCGTTCAGCAAACGAATCATCTGTTTCAATTTCTGCGCCGCCCGCCGTGGCGGTCACATTCTGCACGCCCGCCATATAGCCTATAGGGTCAATCATGACAGAAATTTCACCCGGCGGCAAATCGTTGCCCGCCGTTCCTGCCGTGGTGCAGGTGGCGGCAACGTCCGCAAATTCAGAACCTGCGGGAATTTCCGCATATTCGTCAGTTGCAAAATAAATCGCCTGCAAATTGCCTGCCCGCGTGCCTGCCGGAATCGCCGTTGCAACATCGCGGGTAGCGGATAATGTAAACCGCAGGGTGGTTACTGCCGCCGCAGCCGCCTTGCGCGTTACGCCTTTCAGCAATCCCAAATTGTCTAAAAATTCGCCGTAACTGTATTTTAATAGATTTTGCTTGCCCGCCCTGTCAATCGCCTGTAATGCCTGATAAATTTGCGCCGCCGCAGCCAGCAGTATCATTCGGTGCGGGCTTGCCGCGTCCAGCGTGACCGCCGTGCCGGAATAGTCGGTCATGTATTTTTCATAATCTGCAATCATTTCAGCCGAAACATCATCAACGGTTTTATCATCAATAAAACTAATGTCCGCTGTATTTTGTATTACATTAAAATCAGTCATCTGTTATCACCACCTTGGGGCGCAGCGCAGCGCCGTCATTCGTTGCCGTCCATGTAACCTCTTTCACCCTCACGCCCGGAATGAATTTTGCAATTTTTTTCGTAATTTCCGCCGTATACAGGCTTTTCACCACATCGGGCGGCAAATCTAAAAAATCCATCTCAATGCCAAAATCCCGCGCTAGGGGCATTGTGCCTGCCTGTGTGGATAATAACAGGGCTATTTCCCTGTCTATCTCCGCGCGGCGGTCATCGGCGAAGGTGTATTCTAGTTGAAAGGTGTCAATATTTGTCATTATACATATTCCTCTAGGGTCAGCGACAGGGTTGCCGCCGCCAGCTCGCCCCGACTGTATACGGTATCCCACGTTTCACTTGCCGCAGTCAGCCTGAAGGGGTTTTTTCCAACCGGGCGCGAGCCTATCACTAAATATTCTGCTATGCCTGTTTCCACCATTTGCTCTATTGTTTCTAAAACCGCGCGGGGGCGCACGCCCCATTTTGCGGACAGCCGGATCGTCAATTCAACCGATTGCAGCCCCGCGCCGAGAAATTCCGCGCGGGGTTTTTCGCCCTGCACTTCGTGGGTAGCCCAGCGCCCGGAGATTTCGCGCGACATGTCCGAAAATGTTTGAATTTTTTTGTCGCTGACCTCAAAAATAATTTTTTTCCCAAGCGTACCAATCATTTTTTAATCAACCCCCAAAAATCACATTGGCGCTGCCGCTGGTGATTGTGCCGCTGCCGCTGTGTGCTGCTAGGCTATCACCAACCCGCGCCGCCGGGTGACCGTTAATAAAAACTTTCGCACTGCCGGTGGCGACTGCCCCGGCGCTGCTGCCGCAACAGCCGTCCCGTTCTGTCGTGGTGCTGCCGACATAGGCGGCGGGAATCCCGTTTATAAACACATTCGGCGACACGCCGCCGGAAATTTCCCCGCTGAAATCCAGCGGGGCATGCGGGGAATCATGCCCGCTGTGTTCCCCGGCGGTAACGCCCGCCACACTGTCACCCAACCTAGCCGCTTGCGGCATACCATCAACCCCCTAATTATTAGCTGATAAATCGCAAAAATCGTTAAATGTTAGCGAATTTTCGCTAAAATCATGTAAATTTAGTATTGAAAACAATAATTTGATGTGTTAAAATTTAATTGCCCCTTATGGGTTTATTTTACAAACAGGGCACGTCTCAAGGCAGTTAATTTTTTAACTGCCTTGCCCGAAAAATGCCGCGCTAATTATCAAATTGGCGCGGTATTTTTTTTACAGAAAAATAAACACAAAAAAAGTAAATTATATTGAAAATCACAATTTAGTGTGCTATAATAAAAAACATAGTTAAGCGGGTTTCATAAAATCTCCATGAAAAAAAATATCATGCTATTTATCAGGGGTAGCATGATATTTTTTTGTGCAAAAATTAGCCCAAATTTAGCCGCTCCGCGTCTATTGTAAAATTCCCGTCCGCTTTTATCGTCACATTGCCGGAGCAGGAAATAGACAGCGTATCACCGTCATAGCGAATCGTAGCCGCGCCCGGCGTATGCCCTAATTCTTTGCGGAAAACACCCTGCTCGCCCTCTGGGGGCAGGTTTTTGTTATTCCAATATTTGCCTAGGACAACCCCCGCTTCGCTGCCGTTCGACAGGTGCAACACTATGACCTGCTCGCCAATTTCCGGCATATTGTATTCATTAGCCAGCAGCGGCATAGGCATAGTAACATTGTTGTCGCTATCGGCATAAACCACGCGCACCATGCCTGCCGCGTAGTCAATCGCTGAAATCCTGCCAATCCTAACTTCGTTTGCCATACAAAACCACCTTTTTGTCTCGCGTGATTTTCGCGTAAAATTACTAATCTTGCGTTAATGCGTTAGCGGCATTGATTAATAACGTATCCAAATACGGTACTGCTGTATAATGCGCCTGCCAATAATCAGGCGTGTTAATAACGCCGCTCTTCGTCAGCACTTCAAGCGCGGCGGTAACATTAGTAATAGTGCTGCCGCCAGCGTTAGCTTTAATGCGTGTCGCCATATTCAAAATTAGCCCGTCCAAATACTCTACACTATCAACTTTCCCCGCCCAGTATGCGGGGGAGTTCATCACGCCGACAACCGCCAGCCGGGCGCAAGCGTCTTCAATGACAGCCGTTGTCATTTCTTCAACCAAGGACAGCTCCAAATCCATTGTATACCCGCCGCCTAGGTTATGCGTTACGCTGTCTACATAATACTTGCCCGACAGCTTGCCTAAGCCAACCACGGTCACGCACTGAGAAGCAACTATACCGGCATTGCCAACCATCGAAATAGAAAGGGTTGTCGAACCATGATTGGCATTATTTACTGCCGCCGTGATTTTCCGCAGCGCGTCTGCGGCGCTATCCGCCTTGCCGCTCTCTTTCAAAATTCGGCTGCCGCTGCCAATGCTGGCTGTAATATCCTCGTCAGTAACAGGGTCAGAATACGCATATTCGCCGCCCGTGTATGTACCCGCCAAATTTTTCTGCCAACTCCACGACAAAATATCCCCTTCGCTGATTTTGGCAACCGGGTCTTTTTTTTTGTACTCTTCGCGGTCAAAAATTACCATTTTTCGCGCGTAGATTTTCATGCAAAAACCGTAGGTTTCGCAAATTGACATGACAAAATCGCAATCTGTTTCGTCAGTTTGTTCAACGGATTTTATTGTAAAATCTGCCGTTTTCACGTCCCAAACCAGCGAAATCCCCGCGCGGCTTGCCGCTTCCTTCGCGATTTCGCGAATCGTGACATTCTCCCACGTTTTTGTGCGTGTGGTTTCGCGGAAAGAGCTATCAGCGGGAACGGACACACCAGAAATTTCACCGACAACAGGAAAGCCTGAAAAGCTGAAATTATCAAGGATAAAAAAACCGCAATCCAGTTTTTTTGTATCGCCTTCTTGCGCCCAATTTTCTAGCTGAATAGTTGCCTGCAATGTATCGCCCAGCAATGGCAGCCAAGCCGTGACCCATTGCCGGGCGTTATCGTGAATATTGATGTCTAGGCTATCCGCTTCGCCGCTCGCAGGGTCGGTATAGGTGCAGTCCATTTTGTAGCCGTCCATTTGCGTTTTGACTGCCTGCCCATTCCAGATTAGCGCCAATTCGGCGCGGCGGGTGTTCATGCACCCACCCGCCATGTCGGCAGG